CGCATCCCCTTGGTACAAGACTGCTCCGTCTCCAAGTACCGCTGTATTCCCACTGAAACCCAACGCAATAGCTTGCCCTGCAAGCGATGTATTACGCAAGATGAGTCCTTTTCGTCCAGCAAATGCCGCAACCGCAGTTGCACTGGCAACGCCAACTGTAGCAACAGTTGGAGCCGAAGCAATAAGGTTTCCTCCACCTCCCGTCGTAGTAACCTTAAGTGCCCCAGTAACGTCAACGATTGCGACGTTAACGCCGTCCTCGCTGGTAATGATCGCTTCATCACGCCAGCGCCCTCGAAGTAAGTTTGTTAAATGAGACATGGATCATTGCTTAGTGCATTCAACAGTCACATCAAACGAAATGATTCCCGATGCCGCCCATCCTTGCGTGGAAATCTGAATTTTTCCGGTTTTGCCCGCACCCGCGTTATTCTGCAAACCGCCAAATAGAGTAGCGTCCAAGACTCCACGTCCGATACAGTTGTAAGCCACTACGTCTGCTGTAGCATCCCACGAAAGAATCACATTCAACGTATCTTCAACAGTGAACCGAATGCGATCGACGCGAAGTTGCGTTGACACCGGATTAGTCTGCAACAAAGTAGCCGGATCAAGCAAATCTGTCGATGCCAAGTCGGATGTGTCAAGCGTACCAACCGCATGAACGACTACATTCTGGTTGCCGTCCATGAGGATTTGGCTTGTGTAAACATTCGCCATGACGACTCCTTAGAAACGCGCTACGTCGCAGGCTGCATAAACATAATCCGTCGTCATCGTGATAACCGCTGCCGAGCCAGTTTTCACACCGACACCCATTGCCAAATTCACAACAGGAAGATTGGTGATCGGGTTCGCGCTGCCTACCGCACTCGCCGTAGCTGTCATCACGCCGCCAGGAAACGGGCGGTTTGGAGTGAATGCAACCGGGATTCCTAATGTCGCGGAACAGTATGCGTATATCGTCGGTTCTGACCGTCCATCGAAGTAAAACCCCATCGCGTAGTTGGTCGCCGCGACAATCGGTGTGTAAATCGGAATGGTGGTCGAAACGCCCGCTTTGCGCAAAACGAAGTTCAACTGCGTGCCCGCAAGCGGTTTATCGAAGTACACGCCGTTAGTCGGAGCCAATGCAACAAGAGTGTCCATCACGCCGACAGTGAATTGTGACGTATTCGCCTGTGAAATTTGCAGGTTGGCAACGAACCAAAACTGATTGCCATTGATGAATGCGAATTTCGCCGTCGGGCGGATATTCGCTTGTTGGTCATTGTTAGCACCCGTCGTAGTTTGGAGAATCAAACCACCATTACCCGCGGTGTCCGCAGTCGTTCCCGCACCTGTTTGTTGGATCGTCCAGTCAGCGGCGGTATATGTCTTGGTAAAGTCTTCGAAGTCTTCCGCGATCGCCATAGGCATAGGACGTGAAATATTGCCGAGCAAAGCAAATGGAAAGGGCATCGAATTAGTGACGCCTTGGAAAAACCGAGTCGGGGGTTGCGGCATTTCAATCTCCTATAACGCCGCTCGAAAGCGGCGCCCGATAAACGGGCGTTATGGAAGAACCAGGGGATTGCGTTGCTTAGATGTTGCCAGCGGCATTGCACCACTGTCCTACCGGACTATTTACCGCGAACCCGCTTGAGTCTCGGATTACGCTTCTTAGCCGCAGGTGACGCCTTGCGCGTCTTAGACGCCAGAATAGCACCAGCCGAGGCTTTTGAATAGCCTTCCGACATGATCTTCTTCTGCACGGCTTTGAAACCTGGGTGTTTTGTCATTTCCGCCTTCTACGAAAGTCAGGGGACCGAAGCCCCCTGACTGTCAACTACTTACGGCCCATTCACGCCCCACACACTACGCCAATCGCCCCATCCGAAGACGTAACGCTCGAACGAAGCTGCTTTCGCGTTCTTCGTGTCGAAATCGTTGTCCTGGTCGAATTGGACTTTGGTGCGCTCCTGGTAAATCAGACCTTGTTCCGCTGCAAACTGCGTACGAATGAACCATGCGTGTGCCGACGAGAAGTAGTGGTTGACCTTGATGCCTTCCGGCAACGCATTGGTCACGCGCAGGATGTTCAGGTCGTTATTCGCCGTACCGGATTGTTGGATCGACTTCAGAATCCGATTGGCGTTAAACCACTCTTGCCGTGGAACGTGCAGCGAACGCGGCATCAGTTTGATGAGCAACCCACGAGCATCCGTAAGACCCATGATACCGATGATCGCATCTTCGATCGCCTGCTCCGACAGGTCCACGTCAACCGTTGGCTTGTTCGCCAGCGTGCCGCCGTAAATCTGTGGGTGAACCAACGAGCACATCGACACATTGTCTCCACCGACGAATGTTGCGTTGAATGCACGGTTGAAGATGTTTGCGCCAATGAACTCTTTGGTCTGCCGCATCGAAGTCGCATTGGCAATCGCACGCCGTTTGCTAACTACTTCGTACATGTTATCGTTCAGTTCCTCCCAGGTAACGATATACCCGAGAGCCAGAGTCACGTTCGTAAGCCGCATCGTCTGACCCTGAGATTCCGAGTCATACGCCACGCCTTGACCCTGCGGTTTGATCTGTGCCAACCCGAATCCGCCGACTTCGAGATACTCTTCGTAATTCTTGTCAGACGAAACCGTGTCGAACAGGTCCGTAAATTCGGTGCCGTACTGTTCGTACGTACGACCCCAAATTGCCCTGATACCCGGCCAAAGAAGTTTTGGGTGGGCACCTGTGGTGATGACACCGCCAGCCATGATGCCTCCTTAAATTCCGACCTGGTTGCCCATCAGTTCGTGCTGGTTCCAACGTGCGAGCCAGACGCCAAAGGCACCAAAGGCATTAGGGGAGCCACCCGCGAGGACTGGATACTGCGCCAATCCCAAGAGTTTCAGTTGCAGGCCGACCGTCGTGGCGAACGACGAACTCAGCAGAACCGTACTGGAAAGTTGGTATGGTAACGCAGGTGCAGTGATGGTAGTTGACGAATTGAGATTCGCAGATGCGGCTACGAGATTACCTGCCGTAATGCCATCATCCTGAATCGTGAACACAATGTCCGGGTCGTCGCAAACATACACGTAATAATCCCGTGTCTTGACGGCTGGAACATTCGTCACCGTTGAATCAATGACTGTGCCTTGAATTGACACGCCACCGACAGTCGGGTTCTCCACACCGATGATAAAACCACGTTGAACCAGTGTGCCTGTGCCTTTTTGAACGTTAGAAACTCCGCTCACATCTGCACCTGCCACTTGCTTAACGATGTCACCAATGAAATATGCCGATCCATCGGCTGACGGGATACGATACCTGGTCACTTGACCATTGTATGCGTTCCCGTTGCCATGTCGATTGGGCGACAGTCCAAAGGGCCGGTTAAGAGCCATTCAGAAATCTCCTATCGAACGAAGGAAGGTTTATCAGGCGCATACGTCGTGCCTGACGTTGGGATATAGCGTTGCTTGGCGTCCACCGTCGCTTCGTCCTTGGTACCCACCCCGCCGCGACGAATCGCTCCGTCCACACCGGCGTTATAAGCTTCGAGCGCCATCTGGTCATCCATGAAGATTTCTTCAGGGATTTTCATCAGGTACCCGTACATTGGGTTGCCATTGTCTCGTTTTCCCACGACAAAACGAACGTTCTCACCAGGGTCGGTGTTGAAGCTCGTCACGTCGCGTCCCACATTCTGAATCTCTTTGCGTTTCACAAACGCATACCCACTACGCTGTGCTTCATCGAGCCGCGCACCGTCTTCGTTGAAAATATGCAGGTGATAACCCGGAATTGCGCCATACACTTTCAGCTTCTCCACCCGCCCATCAAGCGGTTGCCGATTGGCGCGGATCTGCGCGATTTCTTCCGCCGTCGGACCTTGCGTCGCTTCCGCAGCAGACGCAGGAAGGTCAAGTACGATTCCCGTCTTACCTGCCGGTTTGGAAATGTCGTCATCGCTGCTATCCGCCATGCCTGACGCGAGACGAGCAAGTTCCTGGTCAACAATCCTGGTCATCATTCTTCTCCGTAAGCAGCAAAGTAGTTATCAACGTATTCCTGTTCGTTCTTACACAAATTGTTCCTGACCTGCCGCTTCGCAGCCTCCTGCGCGTCCTTGGGCAAGTCACGAAAACTCTTCTTGCTTGTCTGCCGAGCGCCTGCGGGACGTGCATCACCCTCTACCATCGGGTCTGCCGCGGCACGCCGGGTATTCCCAAACACTTCGGGGTATTCCACGCGAAGTGCCTTCTCGAATTCAGGGAAAAACTGCGGACTGCCCTTTAGATCAGGACGAGACTTGAGAAAATCGGGCGCATAAGCCATCGCCACGCGAGTTTTTCGCTCGTCTTTTTCAAACCAGGTATTGCGGGATTGGAATGCCGCCCCTGCTTCTTTCAACGCAGGTGGATGTTCGTCCCGAGCAATTTCTACCTTCTTTGGCTGCGAATCGGAAACCAACTTCTCCATTTCGCCGCCGATGCGAGCAAATGCTTCGCCGTCGCCATCGGATACAGCTTGCGCCTGCAACTTCTTCAGGTCGTCGTACTGTGTTCTGAATTCGCGCCGCGCATTCGCTGTCGCGCGTTCAACCGCTTCAAGAGAATCTTTCTTTAAGTTCTCTACTTCTGCCTTGAGCGCAGAAATCTGCGCACGGCTGTCACGATCGCGCGAACGAATAATCGGGAGAATGTGTTCAGCACGATCAAGATACTCTTTAGCGCCAATGAACTTGTCAGCGGGACCGTCGTACTCTTCTTCGGGTCGCCAGCCTTGCTCCCGCGCTTGTTCGATCTGTTCCGGCGTAACGTCATCAGACGAAAGGCCATCATCGACATCGCCGCTCCCGTTCAATAGCGCAACACCGCCATCAGCGGTCTTATCCGGGTTAGTAAGTACTTGCTCTGCCATGATTGAACTCCTTTTACTCGGGTTAACTTGGCTTGTCAAATCGCGGCCTTGAGAGGCACCCTAGCCTTAAAGGTGTCTCCATAGGTGCCTTCTGCCTTGGCAATCACATCTCCGGTGCTCATTATCCGGTACGCCGCTCCATCCTTGCCCTTGAACACCTGACCCGCATACTTGGCGAACAAAACCAAGTTGCCTTCCTCGATGCCGTGCCCCGAAAGGCGTTTCTTGCCTTCTTCGCCCGCCACAACATAAGTGCCGTGCATCGACGCCATGTCTTCCGCGTCCTTGGTATTCTGTGCAAGCACGATGCCTCCCACCGTTTTCTCTTCCATTACTACGGGCTTAATCAATACACGATCTTCGATCGGCCAATACCCTGAGTCATTATTCATTTTTCCAATCCTCCGATAATCTCCTTCAACATCGCAACGCCACCCAATGCTTTCGCATTCTGCAATGCGCCGTGTTCAAGTCCGTCGCCTGTGAACTCTTCATTGGACCATGCCGCTTCCGTTGCTAACAGGGATTGGCGCAGGCGGCGCAATAGCTCCACCGTTTGCGGATGCTGCAGCCAATCCGCCTTGTCCTGGTTGTGTAGCTTGTCCTGGTTGTGTAGCTGTTGCTGCGCCATTGAGTGCTCCTATCATTCCTAGTGTGTGGTCGCTGCCTACCTTCGCCATTGCTGCGATATGACCTTGCATCGCGTCGATTACCGCGAGCATCCGATCAGAACGCATTTTCTCAGCCTGCATCTCGACCTGCAAAATGCCGACCATGTGCCCCGTCTCTACACCCTTGGCTTCCGCCAACTCTTTCACCGCGCGTGCCTGCATCTCCATTACTCTTGCCTGGGACTCCGAAGCCTCTTGCTGCATCTCCATAATCATCTTCTTAATCTCGATCTGAACCGTCATCGAGTCACTCTGCTGCTTCTGCTGCTTGACTTGAAGCTCGCCTTGCATAATCTGTAGTTCCAGCATCTTGGGATCGGGTGGAGAAGGCAAATCCGGCATCGTTCCTGGCGGTGCGCCTTGTGGCAATGCCGGAACCGGAAAATACTTATCGATGTTCTGTACGTTGTTGGCTTCCAGTGCGTTGCGCGTGGACAGATAACGGTTGAACCCAGGAATCTTGAACGCCAGTGCCAAAAGATAATCCGCCTGCGTCTTCCGTGCCTCATCATCTACCATCGTCGGGTCGGCTGCGGGGCGAACGTCGGTACAAGGGCCGAGATAGTCGTCGACGTGAATCATCGCCCCTTCGCCCGTGGAAAGGTTCTCGTATTCACTGTCTACTTCAAGGTAGATCGCATTCAGGCCGTAGAGAACCCGAAGCTCATCACGAAACGACCGCCACTGCCGCTTGTAACACGCCGCAAAGATACGTGCGCCGTTCTGATTCATGGTGCGGGCCGTGGCCGCAGGCGTGTTCTGCCCGATATTCTCGCCCATCTGCAACTCGTTAGCACTGGCAATACGTTCGCCGTACCCCACCAGGTACATGAGCAACTGCAGCAACACCGCGGACGGTTCCCTGACAGGAAGTGGGATCAGGTTCTTGCGTAAATCATCGCCCGTGCTGTTGACCTGTTTCCATTCCTGCGGCTTGAACGTGTTCGATCCACCCACAAACCGCGCTCCGCGACCCAGGAAGCCACCGCCGTAGTTGGATAGCGTAGCTGCATCAATGATCTGGTTCAACATCGTATTCACGGCATCGTTGATCGGCCCCAAGAGCCTGCCGAATCCCAACGGGTAGAAACCTCCGTCGGGAGACGGGATCAACTCGTACATCGTGTAAATCTTGATCGGTTCTATTCTCTGTACGTTCTTCCCCGCCTTCAACACGTCCTCGGTGTTGAAACGTGCTTTCAAACGTAAGAGACGTGAAGAACTGGCGTTCTCCACCGTCGCCACGTACGGCTCGCTGTAACCATCTCCATCCAGGTCATACCAACACAACTGCTCAAGAATCTGCGCGGGGGTGGCGTCATCGTCGATCGGCGGTGTTATCCCTTGCCGGTCATCAACCGCAGTGACGATCGGCCCAGTGTCGGGTGTGGCGCCCGTAACTTGCGTGTCGTACACACAGTAATACCCGGCAACCTCGCGTTCCTTAATCTCGTTGGCGAACATCTCGATCACCTGCGTCGCCCGCGGTGCCATGTTGACGTTACCTTTAGTCCAGTAATTCACCACCAGGTCTTTCGGCAGGACCAAACGCGAGACGTTATGCTTCTTGAACGGATCGAAGGAGGACTTCTTGAACGCGCACCCAAGCACGCCGGTAACAAGGATCGTCTTGTCGTGCTCGCCTTCCCAATCCTCATCCTCTTCCAACAACTGCCAACTCATGTGGGTGGATATTCGCGCCGCTCGTTCGATCTTCTTTACATTTGGCGCACCGATCACCCGACACTTGGCTACATCGGGTCCGGGGATCAACATGGGATAGGTCTTGGCGTGAAAGTGCAGGGCAGCGATGGTAATAAGCGGGAACTTGACGTTGGATGCGTTCTCCCACGGCTCCGTCTTCTTGCCCGCGATCTGCAACGCCAACTCCATCGACGCCGCGTAGTCAGTCTCCCACTGTGTCCGCGATGCCTTGTCCTGGTTGTAGCCGTCGATCACTTCATTGGCGAGGTTGGAACATTCCTGTGAAGTTAGCAACTCCGCAATGTTCTTCGAGCGAATGACACCTTGCTCGCCTTCCAACTTCAGTCTGGATGTGAACTGCATGTCAGTACCCCGTTGTCTGATTACGCCCGCCGTCGCGGTGGACGTGTCTGCGTCGCAGTGTGAACTCTTCCTCTTCCAAGTCGTCTGCATCCTGTGGCAACGCCATCGACGCGATCCCGATCCCGAGCCAACTCAACGCATCCACCTGATCGTCGTGTTTACCACGGTCGAACTCAAGGCACTCGTTCTGCAGGTTGTGGAACCATTCGGCCTGCGTATCAAACTTGACCATTTTCGCCCGCATTCTACCCCTGATCGGCATCGACCGCGTTCTCTTGTCCGTAGTGCCGGGATTCTGCGGGCACAGATTAAGATATACATTACGCGCCTTCATCTCCAACTCCAAGGCGTACCCAAGAGCCTTGCGAATCGAACCGTCTTCCTCGAACCACTGCAACGGCGCCCCCTTGGTCCAGTTACGGTACACGTCCTCGACTTCGAACATACGTGTAACGA